TCATCGGCTCGTCCGTTGAGATACCCTTTACCGAGACGACCGCGGCTCATACCAACTTCCTCAACGCCATTGCCACCTCGGCCGAAGGCGACTTCACGGTCGGCATCTTCCGCGATCCCGACGGAGCGAACACGCTCTACTGGGGTGGCGTCCTGCTCGGCGAGCAGTGCGTGCTGGTGGACGAGGCCATGCCGCGGCGGGTGCAGCTGAAGGCGGTGGACGACCTGGGCAACCTGAAGGAGGTGCTGTACAACAACGCGGGCGCAGGCTACGGAGGACACGACACCGTGCCGGAGCACCTCATCATCGCGCTTTCGCTGGTGCGCCATTCGCACCTGTGGACCTCGGCGACGGTGATGCTGAAGTACGTGGACGACTTTTTCCCCGAGAACGCACCCACCGCCAGCAATTACCTCAGTCAAGTCACCGTCTACCACAACGGATTCTACAACCCGGACGAGGACGGAATCAACCAATTTTTGCCCACGTACACCATATTAGAGTCCTTTGCGACCGCGTTCAACGCGCGCATCTTCCAGGCGAACGGCACGTACTGGTTCCTGCCTATCGGGGCGCAGCAGTACGACGACACCATCAACTACTACACCGTTACCAAAGGGGGCACCATCAGCGGCTCCAGCTCGAGCCTGGCCACCGCCCTCACTATCGAAAGCGACGCCATCAAGCTCCGCGGCTATGAGCACAGCTACCTGCCGCCGCTCAAGTCGGTGACGCGGACGCAGAACTACAGCGGAAACATCCCGCGCATCTTCGACGGGCTGCACACCAAAGCGGAGTTTGGCACTACGCTCAGCGATGCCGACTTTGACTTCGACGCAGACAGCATCTTCCGCCTCACCGGCACGTTCCGCTGTACGCAGCCAGGCGACAATACTACCACGGGCAACACGCGCCTGCGCCGCTTCCGCCTGCGCTTCACCCTCAAGGTAGGCAACTACTATCTCAAGCGGGTGGCCACCTTCGCCGGAACCGCCTACGACTTTCAAATGGAGGCTGGCGAGGTGCTCACGTACACGCCCTTCACATACGGCGCTACCTCGTGGGAACTGACCGCCAGCACCTACGACGTCATCACGCCATACTACGACGTCAACCGCGGGCTGACCGGCGACACCACTATGGTCCTGCCGCTCGACTTCCTCACGCCCGAGCTGACCGCCGCCTCCAACGGCATGGACCTGACGCTGGCCATTGCCAACATCAGCTTCAACGGGAGCGCCTCGTCCGTCACCAACGTCAACACCAACTACAGCGTGCAGCTGCTGCGCGTGGATCAGGTGGATGAGGACGAAACCAACGGGGACGAAGTGACCTATACCGCCACCGGCCTCTCGAGCAGCCGCGTGCAGTACGAGCAGGCCAAAGTGTACGTCGGCGACGCCGTCAGCACAAGCAGCCTCGGCGTCCTGCGCGTGGTCGATGCGCCGGACCTGCCGCTCGCGACGGGGTGGCAGTCGCTCAACTACACCAGCACGGCTATAGGCATTCACCTGCTCGGCGTGCGTGAGGTGCTGGGTGGGCAGCGGGTGCACACAAAGACGCAGCGCGGCACCTTTTACAAGGGGCCAATTGAGATGTACAACCTGCTCAGCGATGGCGGAGACCTGTACCTCCCATTCCAGCTGACCTTCTACGCTAACCGGCGGCAGGTGGAGGTAGAGTCCTTCTTTGTCGCCCGCGACCTGACCGGCATTACGAGCGACGACGGCGGCCGCCGCAACGTCAACCCGCCGGTGGATGGCTACCCTGGCAACCCGGACGGCGGCCTGCTGGCGGCATTCAACACAGCCCTGAACAACGCGTACCAGGTGGGCGGCGACGTGCTCGCTGTGGACGAGCTGGTCACAAAGCTCTACAACACCTTCCAACCCGTAGGCGACGACTACGCAAGCACGAAAATCACCTACGAGGAGAGCAAGCTGGACGGCATGAATGTCGAGCTGACGCAAGGGCAGATTACCATGGCCTCCAGCTCCGGAAACACGCTCATGGGCCTGCGGGAATCTTCGCCCGGCACGTGGGACCTGTACCTGCAGGACGACGCCACGCCTACACCAAACAGCGTGCTCACCATGACGGCCACCGCAGCCGCAGGCGTTGGCTACGTAGGCATCAACACCGAGACACCCACCGCGCCGCTTGAGGTTACCGGCGCCGTCAAGATTACCGGCTCCATCACCATCACAGGCACCGTCGACGGCGTAGACGTCAGCGCCCTCAAGACCACCGTGGACGGGCTTTCCGTAGGGACCGGCGACACTTCCAACTTCTGGGCATTCTATCTTGCAGATTAAATGGCTATCAACTACAAGCTCGTCACCGCTACCAGTGACGCCTCCTCACCGGATACCGTCTTCACCGCTACGGCGGTGGCTACGCACGTCAAGTCCATCCGGATCGCAAACGAAAGCGGCGGAGCGCTCACTTACCACCTCGCCGTGTACGACAACAGCGCCAGCATCGAGGTGCCGCTGACCGTTCCTGCTACCAGCCTGCCGGACGACGACGTCGACGTGATGGTGGAACCCATCAACCTGCAGAACGGCGACTACATCAAGCTCTACAGCTCCGGCGCCGGGGTGAAGGTGGCGCTGACGCTGGCGGAAAACACGGACGTAGCCGGGGCAACCACCTCGGACGACCTGGCGGAAGGCACCACCAACCTCTACCTCACGAGCGCGGAGCGGACGAAGCTGTCCGGCATCGCCACGGGTGCGGAAGTCAATCAGAACGCATTCAGCAACGTCGCCGTAAGCGGGCAGACCACCGTGGCCGCTGACGCCAAGACGGACACGCTTACCCTCGTGGCCGGGACAGGTGTAACGCTTACCACTGATGCAGCCACGGACAGCATCACTATCGCGGCGTCCGGCTCTTCCTCCAACAGCTTCGAGACCATCGCCGTTGCAGGACAGAGCAGCGTGGTGGCCGACAGCGGCACCGACACGCTCACGCTGGTGGCGGGCACGGGGATAACCATCACCACAGACGCCGGTGCCGACAGCGTGACCATCACCAACAGCGCGACGGGTGCCAACGCCTTTGGGAACGTGGCGGTGAGTGGGCAGACGACGGTGGCGGCCGATAGCACGAACGACACGCTGACCCTCGCGGCTGCAAGCAGCAACATCGTGCTGACTACCGATGCCAGCACCGACACCGTCACCATCGGCCTCGCTTCCATCCCCAGCGTGGACGGCATCTTCCTCGGTACCAGCGGCATCCTGTCCTCCAGCGGGGACATCTCAATCGGAACGGGCGACGTGAGCTGTGCAAATGTCACCAGCTCCGGCACGTCCAACCTATCCACCGTTGTGGTCAGCACGGCCCTAACTGTTAGCGGCAACATCTCTTTCACTGGTGCAGGTACTACCACGCTCGGACCGGACAACACCCTACCAACCGACCCGAGCGACTTCCTTATCCGTTCCAACGGCAACGTGGACGTGGTGCTGGACTACGACGACGACGAAAGCTCGCAGGCTTTCCGGGTCAAGGATGGCGACGGCAACACCATGTTCAGCGTGGATGAGGACGGCATCAGCGTAGCCAACGGAACCGCATCGACCGGCGCGGTCATCCGCCTGGGCGAAGCCACCGCCAACGGCTCCAACTACGTCGCCATCCAGGCACCCGCCTCCCTCGCCGCGAACGTCACCTATACCCTGCCCACCGCGGACGGCACGAGCGGGCAGGTGCTTACCACAAACGGATCGGGGACGTTATCCTGGGCAACGGATGCCACGGGCGGAGGTGGCAGCAGCTACAGCGCCGTGCGCACCCAGTCGGGCACCAGCTACACTCTCGTCCTTGGAGATGCGGGCGACTACATCCAAACCACGAGCACCACGGCTGTGACTATCACTGTTCCTGCGCAGTCGTCCGTGACGTGGGCAGCGGACACGGAGATTTACTTCGAGCAGAACAACACCGGGCAAATCACCATAGCAGGAGCGGTAGGCGTGACCATCAACAGCAGCGAGACCCTCAAGAGTTTCGCCCGCTATTCGGTCATCGCTCTCAAGCGGGTGGCCGAGAACGTGTGGACCTTAACCGGAGAACGCGCACTGGTATGATGTTCCTCAAGGCAGTAAGCGCAGGGCGCCGCCGCTATCCTATCATCACCGACGGCCTGAAGTTGTACCTCGACGCGTACAACCTCGACAGCTATTCGGGAAGCGGGAGCGTATGGTACGACCTGTCAAACAGCGGATACAACTTTACCAACTACGGCGCGACGTGGACCACCTCCGGCAGCCTCCGTTACTGGGAACTGGACGGCGTAAACGACAGGATAGAAGGAACCAATACTACGACACTGTTTGACATCACGAGCACGGGTTATAGCTGGTCTCTTTGGGTGAATCACTCAACCGCTCCGGCGGCGTTCGACGTAATAATCAATGCGGAATATGGGACGTCTGGTGACATCACGTACTTTATCGATAACCGAAACAGTAGCGGCACAACTGGCAACGGATGGCTGACGGGCTCCTACACTGACACCGGAGGACAGCAGCAGACCATACAATACAACCAAACTATAACCACCAATGTGTGGCGCCATGTTTGCGTGACGTTTACCTACTCCACTACGACGACCGGCACGCTAACCTTTTACATCAATGGCTCACAAGTGCAAACAGGCAACAAGACAGTGACTGGTGGCCTGACGTGGGCCAGCTTCAACAATTCGCTACGGCCGATTATCGGAGCGCTAAAAGAACCTGCTGGAACGTACAGCCGATTCAACAACATCAAGGTAGGTGAGGTATTGAACTACAACCGTCCGCTGACATCAACGGAGGTCTCAAACAATTACAACAGCACGAAATCAAATTACGGGCTATGAAATACTACCGCATTTACCTAAAGGAACAACTGCCGGAGGTGCCCTGGGCTCTGTTCGTGCAGAGCGTACGGTGGAACTTGGCATGCACGGAGTTCATCCTCGAGTACAACGTGGAACCTGAAGATAAGACCGGTGTTTTGACTCGCGACGAAGCGGCGGCCTACACAAAAACAAGCGACTGGGACAACGGCGAACCTTGGGCATCTATGTACAATGGCGAAGGCTAAAGCACAGGCGCAGCCCGTCCGCATAGAGCGGCAGGTCAGCAGGCCCGGCGTCCACGCCAAGACAAAGCAGGGCACGCACAAGCGCGGGAAGAACTGGCGCAAGCCCTACCGCGGCCAAGGCAGGTAATTCTGCTGCAGTATATTCGCCGTCATGGGCATCGATACTGTCATCTCACTATTCGCGGCCCTCGGCGCCGTGGCTGGCATCTACGTCAAGATGAGCAACGACGTCGCACGGCTGAAGTCACGCGTGATTCAGCTGGAGCTGAACGACAACGACACACGCAAGCAGCTCCGGGAGATAGTTGACAGCATCCACAAAATTGAGCTCACGCTCGCGCAGCTGGTGGCTCGCCTCGAGCGTTGAACTGGTACACCCACCGCATGAGATACTTCAAGCTGACCGAGTTCGACAGCCCCGACGCGCCCGGCTCCGGCGCCAAGATGGACAAGGAGTTCCTGGCTATGATTGACGAGGCCCGCCACCTCGCCGGGGTGCCCTTTAAGATTAACAGCGGCTATCGCACGCAGGCCCACCACAACAGCCTCGCGAAGAAGGGCTACAAGACAGCTAAGAACAGCGCACACCTGCGCGGCTTCGCAGCGGACATCCACTGCCCCGACAGCTCCAACCGCTACGCCATCATCCTCGGGCTGCTCGGTGCAGGCTTCAACCGCATCGGCGTGGCTAACACCTTCATCCATGTCGACAACGACCCGAGCCTCCCTGAAGACGTCATCTGGACATACTAAGCTCAAGCAGCACGGACCCACCACGTGGTCCACGGCCTACACCCGCAACGCGTCCGACGGGCCGGCCAGGTTCCTCCTGCTGTCCGACGTCCACTTCGACTCCGTCAAGTGCGACCGAGACCGGCTGAAGCGGCACCTCGACGAGGCCGTGGCGAGAGACGCCGCGGTCTTTTGTTTTGGGGACTGGTTTGACCTGATGCAGGGCATGTACGATCCACGGCGCAGCTACAGCGGCTTGCGACCTGAGTACAAGTCCATCACCTACCTCGACGACGTCATCGAAGACAGCATTGAGTTCCTCAAGCCGTACGCTGACCGGTGGCTGTTCATGGGGCGCGGCAACCACGAGACCAACATCGAGAAGCGGCTGTCCACCTCACCCATCGACCGGCTGTGCCAGGGCATGGGCGGCATCGTTTCGCCAGGCAGTTACAGCGGGTGGATAAAGGTGCAGATTTCACGAGCCGAGACCATCAACAAGATACCGATGCTCATGCACTTCCACCACGGCTACGGAGGCAACGCGCCACGCTCGAAGGGAGTGCTGAACGTCGACCTGGACCAGAAGGAGTGGCCGGATGCCGACGTCATCGTGAGCGGACACACCCACCAGAAGTGGCACGTGCCGATGACAGTCGAACGCATCGGCAGGGACATGCAGCTGCGCGAAGAGACCGTCCACCACGTGAAGCTGGGCAGCTACAAGATGCTCGACCGCTTCGCCGGGTGGGAGGTGGAGAAAGGCTTCGCTCAGCCACGCCTGGGCGGGTGGTGGATGGACGTGCTGTTCCACCGCGTGCGAACCGATGGCAGGGAAAAAATAAAGCACATCACTACCTTCACCGAAGCACACTAACCAACACCTCAACATGTGGGATTTTTTCGCAGACAATTGGGCAGAGCTGGCGCTGGCCCTGATCGGATTAATGGGCACCATCACGGCCCTTACCTCAACCACGAAGGACGACACGGTGGTGGACATCCTGAAGAAGATTCTGATGGCGGTGGTGGTGGGCAAGACGCCCACGCCGAAGCCGTGAACCCCGGCGTGCAGGCGCTGCTGAAGCTGGTCAGCCGGTTCGACTTCACGGAGGTGTTCAAGACCAAGGGCGACCTGCGGCGGTGGTCGGCGAAGCGGACAGTGGGCGGCGTCATCGCGCTCACGGCATGCAGCGACATCATGGCCCATGGCATCACCTGGCAGGCCGTTGCGCTTTGTGCGGTGGCTGTGACGCCTTTATGCCTATCTTTCGCGGAGTAGTACGCACACTACACATAGGCGATTCTGTTTGATTTGGTGAGCCCTGCCCCCAACGGGGGGTGGGGCTACTTATTTGCCCCTACCTGTAAAAAAGTTTGCAGAAAATTTGGAAGGATGGGGAACGGGCTGTAACATTGCCGAGTCAAATCAAACAGACACACATCATGAACCTCTACGACGTAACCGTCAGCGCGTGCCGCGGTGCAATGACACCACACGTGCACTCCGTCAACCTCGGCGAGTGGCTGGCCACCAACCACGAGCACCGGGCCAACAAGAAAGACAGCGCGGCTATCATGCCGCATGGCATGTTCCACACCCGCCGGTCCGCTGACTTCCAATACAGCTCCGGCCTCGTGCAGGTCGACCTCGACGCCAAAGACAACCCCGGCATCAAGGACTGGCACGAGGTAGTTCACGCTTTGGGAACCCTCGACGCCGTGGCCTATGCCAACATCAGCGTCAGCGGCGCGGGCTGCTTTGTCCTGGTCAACGTGCTCAACCTTGTGGGGCACCCGTTCGTAGCTGTGGCCAACCGTGCCATCGACTACATCACAGACCAGGGCTTCGTTGCCGACGAGAAGGTCAGCCGCAACCTCGCCAGCCTCCGCTTCATGCCATTCAGCCCCGACACCGCATACTGGAACCTCCAAAGCATCTCCCTGTGAAAGATTACATCAGCATGACCATCGCCGACTTGGACGTCGACGACGTGACGTTTGAGATTGAGTTTGAAGCGTGGACCGACACCAGCGGTCCGGGATCGGATGAAAGCTACATCGAGGTCACAAAGGCCACCCTATGGTGCGGCAAGTTGAACATCGACGTGACGGAGCTCATGCAGCACAGCAGCGACGTGTTGGCTGTGATTGATGCTTACCTCGACGAAACAAGCGGCGACTGATGGACTACCGAGCACTCGAGCAGGACTACATCAACCTGCGCAAGATGTACGCCATCGCCCACAGCTTCATCGTGGAGGTGGAGTCAGGCAGCATCGACTACCTCGTCGTGCAGAAGGCCAAACAAGTGTTAAACGACCTCAAAGACCTCGACTGATGGCACGCAACCACTACACCACCAACGGCCCGCGCGTTGCATCCACGTCGATGCCGGAGCGGGCGCCGGAGAGCTTCAACGCCTGGCAGGAAGAGTTGCAATGGGAGCGCGACCTCGAGCGCATCCTGGAGGATTTCAAGTACCAGCTGCGCGAGAAGCTGCGCACGGCGTACTACAACAACACGAGGTCACAATCTGTGACGTCAAGTGACCACCAGCGCATCCCGCAATCATGAGCGAGTACAAATACGGCGAAATTGTGGAGGTGCGGGATGTAGAAAATGGGGATTGGTTTGGGCCGAGAGTTTATTTGGGAAGCATTACGCTGCCCAATGGGGACGTAAGGCATTACGTTGTAAAACTTTGCGGTGATGGACTTGATTTTTCCGGAAATCCCGTCCAATGGAAATACATCCGCAAGCCCGAACCCGCACTAACCATCGAAGAGCGGCTTGAGCGTCTCGAGGCCGCCATCCAAAAACTTCATAACCCATGAGCAAGTTCAAAGACGGCGAGCGCGTGGAAGTATGCACGAACGACGACCGGCGCTGGAGGCAAGCCACGTTTCGGCAAAAGACAGTAGAGGTGTACTACTGGACACAAGAGCCGGGAGAGCCACCGTGTGGCTGGGACCGCATCCGCAAGATTGACCCGGACAAGAAATGACCGATTTAGTCGGCGTAGGGGAAGCCGCGGCGCAGCCTACGGGAACGGACTCCATGTCCGTAGCGGTTCGATTCCGCTCCGACTACTAAACCCCTAACCCGGCGGAAAATCCCATCACTAACACCCAAACCACACCCACAATGTCGGATATCGACTTCACAACATGGAAGCACTGGAAAGAGTTGCCTACACAGGAAACCTGGTGCCTCGTCGCTTACCGCTGGAAAGCCATCGGCGACCCTTCGCGCATCAGGTACCAGGTAGATCGCACCATCCAAGGCGAGGCGCGCTGGTGGGGCACCGACCCCCTCCGCGGACCCTTCGAGATTCTCGGATGGAAACCTTTTGAGCCCATCTCCGTACAGGAGGCCATCAACCTCGAAACCATCAAGCAATGACACCGGAAACAATCCAAGCCATGCGCGACCTCCGCGCAGAACTGCAAGGCGTAGACAACGCCATCAAAGTCCTCAACCCGCAGCTGTCGCTCGGTATCGGGATGGCACTCACCCTCATCGACCGACGCATCCATGGGACAGCCAGTTGAGGAGTTTCGGAAGCTGGCAGCGGCGTACAATATGGCGCCGCACCACTTCCACAAGGACAAGCGCGGGTTCATTATCGTGACCCGCCAGGGCATCGACTACCTCCAGGCGCACCTCGGCATCGTGGTGACTTTCGAGACGGTGCTTGAGTGGTCCGACCCGGAGGCCGGCCGGTACGTCATTAAGGCTACCGGCACCATTCTGCGCAAGGACGGCAGCAAGCACTTCATCTCCAGCTTCGGTGAGACGAGCAAAGCCAACAACACCAACCCCTACCCCGTTGCCATGTGCGAGAAGCGCGCGCTGTCGCGGGTGGTGCTCAAGCTGGTGGGCATGTACGAACTGGGCGCGGTAGGTGAGGACGAGCTATGAGCCAGCTAATGAAAAACATGAAGGACATGCTCACGGAGACGGTGGGCTTCCTTACACAGTTCCTCTTCATGGTAGGTATTTTCGTCCTTCTCGGCTGCGCTATGGTTATTGCTTACCGCATAATCACGTTGCTGCTATGGTGACCGAGCTCTACGGCATATGGGCGTGGATTGCAGGCCTTCTCGTCCTCGGTTATTTGTTAGTGAATAACATCGACCTGCGGTGGAGATTAGCAAAAGCAAACGCACGCATCCGCAACCTGGAGAGCAAGCTGTGGACAAACGACGTCGAGGCCATCCTGGACGAAATCCTGGGCGATCCCGATGAGCGAGCTTGACGATTTCTTTGTGTTTAAGCTGATTTAAAGGCCAGTCAAATGATTGAACTACACCACATCGACTGCATAGAGTACATGCGTGAATTGCCTGACAAGTGTTTTGAGCTTGCGATAGTAGACCCGCCCTATGGCATTGGTCAAGCGGGCGCATCGAACTACACTCGTGGCAAATTGGCTACTGCACGGAATTACAAGGCATTTGCTGGTAATGATAGTGAACCTCCAAGTGAAGAGTACTTTGAGCAGTTGGAGCGTGTTTCTATAAACCAAATAATTTGGGGCGCAAACCACTTCCGGGCACGCAACAGCAGCGCGTGGATAGTTTGGGACAAGCTCAACGGGGCAAGTGATTTCGCTGATGCTGAACTGGCATACACCTCATTTCGGTGTGCTGTGCGCGTGTTTCGTTTTCGTTGGGCGGGCATGCTACAAGGCAACATGTCAAACAAAGAGGAACGCATCCACCCTACGCAGAAGCCCGTCAAGCTATACGAGTGGCTGCTTATGAACTACGCAAAGGATGGCGACCGCATACTTGACACGCACCTTGGCAGCGGTTCATCCGCAATCGCTGCGCACAACTTAGGCTTTGACTTTATCGGGTGCGAGCTGGACGATCACTACTTTAATGCTGCATCCCTTAGGCTAAAACAGCACCAAGCTCAGCTGCAATTTTGGACCGATGAGCGAGCTTGACGACTTCTTCGACGAGGCAGAGCTGGACAGCACCACCCTCATCGAGGTGCGACGTGTTCGCCTCGAGTCACTTATGCAGTGCACCGTCTTGTGGGACGACGAGGCAACCCTCGACGCCATCATGTACGGCCCGATGGATGACCAGACCTACCACCACCTAAACCTGCGCCTCATCGCGCACCTCGACCGGCCCGACTCACGCGGCCGATGGACACAAACACAAATGGCACGTTTTATTAAATCCTTTACCCATGAAACTAACGATTAACGGCACCGTCAAGGCGGTGCAAGAGCCCAAGACCTACCCCTCAGGTTTCACCGTCTGCGACGTGCTTATCGAGAGCGGTAGCAACGTCTACCCCGTCACGTTTAAGAAGGACGACGTGGACGAAGCCCTGGCACTGGTGCCCGATTACCCCATCATTCTCGAATGCTGGCTGAACAGCCGCGAGTGGCAGGGCCGCTACTACGTGGAGCTGAAGTACGCCGGGAAGCCGGAGGCCGCACCTGCTCCTGAGGCGGCCAAAAAGCCAGCCGCAGGACGCACCACCAACCGGATGGCACCACCCTCAGCACCAGCGCCCAATGACCTGCCTTTCTGACGAAAACTACATGATAGTGAGCAGCATGGAAGCCTTCCTCATCAAAAACTACGGCAGCCTGACCATGGCAGCTGGCAACCTGAAGGTCAGCCCGCAGACCATCACCAACTGGCTGAAGCGTAACCCGCGCGGGCTGCTGAAGCACATGCCGACCATGGTGCAACAGTGCAACGTCACCGAAACCCAAATCATGGGCGAGGTGCTGTACCACGAGGAGTACCTGCAGAGCATCGGGCAACGGTGAACAACTACCTCCAGCTACCGACAGAGGCTGCCGCGCACCTGCGGCGGCTCTCTGCCGTGCAGCTGTATATCTGGGCCGACGCGTGGACCTTCCAGCAGAACGGGCAGCAGGCCTACCGCTCCAACGCGAAGCTGGCGCATATGCTCGACATCTCACCGCGCAGCGTGTCACGGGCCATCCAAGGCCTGCACGAGGCGGGCATGCTGTCCGTACGTATCCAGCAGGAAGGCGAGACCATCAAGCGATACGTCACGGCGACCCTACCGACACGAACGTCACCCCCCGACACGAACGTCGTGGGGGTACCGACACCAACGTCGGGGGGGTACCGACACGAACGTCATGGGGGTACCGACACGAACGTCCACATAATAGATAAGAAGAATAAAGAAGTTAATAGAGAAGTTAAAAGAGAAACGCGCACGCGCGAGGTGGTTTGGCCTTTCAATTCTGACCAGTTTATGAATGCCTGGAAGGAGTGGGAGGCCGATCGCCGCGAGCGACGCATCAAGCCCTACACCACCCGCGGCCTCCAGACCGCACTACACCGACTCCAACAAATCAGCCAGGACAATGAGCACACAGCAACCCAAATCATCGCCCAGTCCATCGCCAACGGATGGCAAGGGCTCTTTCCTCTTGACAACAAGCGGGGAAATCATCAGCATGACAGACCACGAGGTAAGGACATCACTGCGGACGACCTTGCGCGCCTTGTGGCAAGGCGATACGGGCCTCGCTTTCCCCCAGCCCACCAGTGACGACATGACCATCCGCAAAGCCCTCGAGCTGGGGCCGGAGGACACCAACGCCGCCATCCTGTACACCCTTAAGGAGCTGGTCAACGCGCTCGAGTGCAAGGTGACCATGCGAACCGCCGCCGACTTCGACGACGCCATGACCGTCATAACCGAGAACTACGGCTGGACCCTCGACGAGCTGCGCCACTGCTTCGCCATGATCCGGACCGGACGCCTGGGGCCGGAGAACCTGTACGAGCGGTTCAAGGCCCGCGAGCTGTACGCATGCATGCGACAGTACGCCGACGAGCGGGCACGCCACCGCATGCGACATGCAGCTAAGTACGACCCCGACGTCCAAGAGGTCAAACCGTCGTCCGAGCGTACCGTCCAGTCACTCACCGCCGTAGCCGATATGCTCGACCTGCCGCCCTATAAACCGACACCCGGTATCTTCATGGCCGATGGCGAAGGACAGCAAGGCGTGCCGACAGCTGCACACCAAACCCAAAGCGAAGCCCAAGGGCAGGAAGCTCACCCACGCCCAGGCAGTGAAGAAGGTCGACCTGTGGTTCAGCAAGCTGGTGCGCTATGAAGCAGCAGACAGACACGGAAACGCCCGCTGCTTCACCTGCGGCAAAGAAGACCACGTCTCCAACCTGCAGGCCGGACATTTCGCCTCTCGCCGCTTTTGGGCTACACGATGGGATCAGGATAACGTCCGAGTGCAGTGCGTTTCCTGCAACATTTACCGAGCAGGAGAACAGTGGCTTTTTGGATGCGCTCTCGAACGTGAGCAGCCAGGAAGAGCTCATCAGGTTATGCAGCGAGCGCAGCAGCACCGAGCGTACAAGGTGGAAGAGCTGGTGGACCTTGCATCCCGATACAAGGCGGCTGCTCTTCTTCACGCCAGTATCAAGCGAGTGGTACATCAGGCCGGAGGACGAGATACAGGTCCAGGAGTTGAGGAGTGAACGCCTGCGCATCCTGCAATGGCTGGCTGACAACAGCGGCATGAGCAACAACAACACCGAGTGGAATTACCACTGCTACTGCCTTGACCGAGTCAAAGCGAAGCTGGTGGAGCTGACCGGCCATCAACCATTCGGCATCTGATGCCCACGATGCCTACATCCGGCAAGCCAAACAGGTGGCACGCAGCACGGTCGCCTGAGCAGGCCAAGCTGATGTACAATTCGCAGCGGTGGCGTAACTACCGCGAGGTGTTCCTGCGGCAGCATCCTGTCTGCGTTGTATGCGAACACATCGCCACAGTCGTGGACCACATACAACCTGCAGCCTACCGTCCTGACCTGTTCTGGAAGAGCAGCAACCACCAGCCTATGTGCGCCGAGTGCCACAACCGCAAGCGAGCGACGTCAGACAAGGGCTGACACACACCACATCGCAAACAACTGAGCGCCAATGCTTCGACTGGGTAGGGGGGTGGAGAAAACCACCCGCGCGGAAGGTCTACACCGGCGCAGTTGGTTGGGCGAGGATGGTAGCGGGACAAATTGGGACCAAAAAAGGAAAAGGGGAAATACCTTCGCGATATGGAGTACATGAACGACGCGCAACGGGCGCAGCTGGCTGAATTGGTGGCCAAATGGAGCGCCTACAAGACGCTGAAGGTGGACGACTACGTCCGGCTCGAGCTGCTGGCCTGCGTCCTGGTGGAGGTGAGCCAGCTGCAGGCGTACGTCAACACCAACGGCACGACCTACCAGGTGGTGGGCAAGAGCGGCGACACGTACAGCCGAGCGCGGCCGGAATACCAGCAGCTGCAGGAGCTACGCCAGCGGGCGTCGGTCATCATCGACAAGCTCGTGAAGGACGCCGCGCCGGTGGATGACGAATACAGCGAGCTGCTTGCCTGAGTACTACTTCGACGACGCTGCCGCCGACCGCGCCGTCCAGTTCATCGAGACCTTCGGCTCCCACGTCAAGGGGCACAGTGGTCCGTTCCTGCTGGAGCCGTGGCAGAAGGACGACATCATCCGCCCGCTGTTCGGGTGGAAGCGTGCCGACGGGCTGCGCAAGTACCGCACCTGCTACGTGGAGATCCCGCGGAAAAACGGGAAGTCGAACCTGTCGGCCGTCATCGCCCTCTACCTGCTGCTGGGCACCAAAGAAGCAGGCGCCGAAATCATCAGCGCGGCCGGCGACCGCAACCAGGCGCGTATCGTGTACGACATCGCCGCCCAAATGGTCCGGCAGAACAAGACGCTGGCCAGCCGGTGCCGGGTGCTGAAGAACGAAATCCACTACAAAGGCAGCTTCTACAAGTCCATCAGCGCGGAGGCCTCCACCAAACACGGGTTCAACTGCTCGGGCATCATCTTCGACGAGCTGCACACGCAGCCCAACCGCGACCTGTGGGACGTGCTCACCACGTCGGTAGGCGCACGGGCCGAGCCGCTCATCATCGCCCTCACCACCGCCGGCCACGACACCGCCTCCATCTGCTACGAGGTGCACGAGTACGCCCTGCGCGTGAAGCGCGGCGAGATTGATGACCCCACATTCCTGCCGGTGCTGTACCACGCCGACCCCGGCGACGACTGGACGCAGCCGGAGACGTGGAAAAAAGCCAACCCCGGCTTCGGCTCCATCTGCCGGGCCGAGTACTTCGAGCAGGAGGTGATGAAGGCCAAGGCCAACCCCAACCACGTGAACACCTTCAAGCGGCTGCACCTGAACATATGGACCGGCAGCTCCACCGCGTGGATCACGGACGACGAGTTCATGCGCGGCGGAGCACCGTTACCCGATGACGACTACCTGGCTACGCTGCCGTGTTGGGGTGGCCTCGACCTCGCCAGCACGCGCGACCTCACCGCTTTCGCCCTGCTCTTTTGGGACGAGGTGGTGCAGGTGCACTACCTCAAGGTGCACCAGTTCGTGAACGAGGAGCGGGCGCACAGCAAGAAGCTGGCCGAAGGCGTGGACTACCTGGCCTTCGAGCGCGACGGTGACCTGACTATCACACCCGGCAACGTCACCGACTACCGCATCGTGCGCGACCACATCCTCACCGCCTGCGAGAAGTACCAGGTGGCGGGCGTCGCCTTCGACCGCAAGTTCTCCACGTACATCGTGCCGGAGCTCATCGACGCCGGGGTGGAGATGCTCCCGTTTGGTCAGGGCTTCTACGACATGAGCTACCCCACAAAGCAGTTCGAGATGAAGCTGGTGGCGGGCGAAATTATCCATGGCGGCAACCGTTGCCTACGCTGGCAGGTGGGCTGCGTCAAGCTTGACCGCGACCCTGCCGACAACATCAAGGTAGGCAAGAACCGCAACAAGCTCGGCCAGCAGGTGGACGGCGTCGTCGCCTCCATCATGGCTCTGGGCATCAGCGACAACGACGACAACCTCATCACAGAAGTGTTTACCCTGTAGTTCCTACCTTCGCCACAATGGCCACTATCCTCGAACGTCTCGGCATCCAAAAGCGGGCCCGCGTGGGCAAGTTCGACAGCCAAACCATAGGCGCAGAGCTGGGCGTCTACGGCATGACGGCGTCAGGCATCACCGTCAGCGAGCAGGGCGCCCTCGCCATCTCGACCGTCTACGCCTGCATCTACCGCATCGCGTCCACCGTCAGCTCCCTGTCGCTAAACATCTACCTGCGCGAAGGCAACCGGGTGACGCTGGCGGAGTCGCACCCGGCCTACGACCTGTGCAAGTACGAGCCCAACAGCTACCAGACGGCTATGGAGTTTTGGGAGCGGCTGTACAGCTCGGCCCTCATGTACGGCGTGGGCTATGCCATGATCACGCGCGACAACAGCGGCCGCCCTGTCGCCCTCGACCTGCTCGACTACTACGACGTGGAGCCGAAGCTGGTGGGTAACGAGAAGGTGTACAGCGTCCGCGATGTCGGCGTGGTCCGGCCGGAGAACATGCTGGAGCTGGCGAACATCATGCGCATGTCGCCGCTGCGCCTGCACCGGGAAAACCTGGGGCTGACGAAGGCCGCGCAGGATTTCGGGGCGGAGTACTTCGGCAACGGCGGACAGGCCACCGGCATCCTCAAGCCGAAGAACCCGCTGAAGCCGGAGCAGGTGGACACGCTGCGTAAGTCGTGGAAGCACGGTGGCCCTGGCGTCAAGTTCCTCGGCGTGGACATGGACTACCAAAGCATCCAGCTACAGCCGGAGGAGGCGCAGTTCATCGAGACCCGCAAGTTCCAGGCGGAGGAGATTTGCCGCATTTTCAGCGTGCCACCCGACCTCGTGCAGGTCCCAGGACAGTCGACCTTCAACAACGTCGAGCAGCAGCACATCCAGTTTGCCCGCCACACGATTCAGCCGTGGGCCGTCCGCCTGCAGCAGGAGGTGGACCGCAAGCTCATCGCGAGCTTCGACCGGCCCCAGGTGTACAGCCGCCACGACATGACCGACCTGTACCGCGGCGACATGGCCGCCCGTGCCAATTTCTACACGCAGATGCTGCAGGCCGGGGTGCTGTCCATCAACGAGGCCCGCGCCAAGGAGGACCTGAACCCCGTCGCAGGCGGCGACATCCACACCGTCCAGGTCAACCAAATTGCCCTGTCGGAGTTCGGTGCATATTCGCAAAAAATAGCAAATGAAAACTCAGGAAGCATTTGAGCAGGAGGTCCGCGCCCAGTATGGGGAGGCGGTAGAACTGCGCGTCTCCGAGGTCCGTGCGGCCTCTGACGACACCCTGACCGTGAGCGGCTACGCTGCCATGTTCGACGACATCACCGACCTCGGATACTTCAAGGAGCGCATCGCCCGGGGAGCGTTTGACGGGGTGATGGAGGACGACGTCCGGCTGCTCATCAACCATGCCGGCGTCCCGCTGGCACGCACCACCAACGGCACCCTCGACCTGGAGGTGGACGACAAGGGCCTGCGCTACACCGCACGCCTGGCGGACACCACCGAAGGGCGCGACCTGTACAAGCTCATCAAGCGTGGCGACATCTCGCAGTCCAGCTTTGCCTTTACGATTGCAGACGAGGACTACGACCGCAAGGCCAACCTGCGCACCATTACCAAGATGGGCAGCCTGCTTGACGTCAGCCCGGTGACTTACCCAGCCTACCCAACTACCACCGTGGCCGCCCGCATGAAGGCGCAGCAGGAGGAGCGGTCCATTGATCCCGAGGACGAGGAGCTGCTCGACGACATCCTGGAAGCCATCGACGACATCAAGCTCAAAATCGAAGAGGCCAAAGCCGTCGAGGAGCAGGAGGACGTGATGCCCGCCGCACCCGTAAATTCCGAACGCAGTACATTCGCGCAAACTAAACCCCAGACCATGAACTTGAATGAATTGAAGGCGCTCCGCGCCAAGCACTACGAGGAGCACGTTGCCCTCGTGGAGAACCCCGAGAAGGAAGGCCGCACCATGACCGAAGCTGAAGAGCAGCGGGCTGCATGGTTGGTTGGCGAGGTTGAATCTTTGGACAAGCGCATCAAGCACCGCGCCGACCACGAGAACATGGTCGCCCGCGTAGCTTACAGCGGCACGGCATCGACGACGGAGAAGCGCGAAATCGAGCGCGTCAACGGTCACTTCAGCCTGTCCCGCGCTATCATGTCTGCAGCTAACGGCCGCAGCTTGGAGGGTGCAGAGGCAGAGTGGGCACAGGAGGCACAGCGTGAGATGCGGGCCCAGGGCTTGCAGGTTCTCGGCCAGGTGGCCATCCCGACCAAAGCTCTCCTCCGCGCATCTGCCGACAACTTCACGGCCGGCGCTTACGGAGCTACCACCGACGGAGCGGCATTTGTTCCTGTGAACGTGGGCGGAGCTATCGAAGCACTGCGCGCACCGTCTGTCATCGAGCAGTTGGGCACGACCACGCTGAGCAACCTCACCGGAAATGTGAAGTTCCCGCGCGTGTCTGTGAAGGCAGCAGGAACGGCTGAGGGCGAAGTTGACGCGAATGCGGCATCGGGCCTCGAGATGGACGAGCTGACGCTCAGCCCGCAGCGGGTTTCTGCGAAGACCACCTACTCCAAGCAGCTCCTCCTCCAGGGCGGCGCAGCAGTGGACCTGGTCATCGCGCAGGAATTGCAGAACGCGATGAACGCATTCATCGACACCAAAGCGTTCGACACGCTCGACGGCGCAACCATCGACAACCAGTCCACGGACGGCTCGACGACCCTCACCGCTGCTATCGCAG